GAATTGGGCTCCACCCGATGCACCGAAGCTAGATGTCATAGAAAATTCTCTATCTGTAGTCTGTCCTTCAGCGTCTGTTAATCTTATTGTAAACGTATATGTTGTTGGTGTAGTTGAACTAGCACCAAAATCTGATGTTGTCAAAGCACCTGTTGAACTATTTAAAGTAACACCTGCTCCAGTTAATACTGATGTAGTTTCAGAAAAAGCTACTGTACTATCTGATGATCCTGCAATTGTTGCAAGTGTACCAGAAAAGTTTCCAGCAAAAGTTCCTAAAGATCCTGCTCCTGTACTAAATGATGGAGCTGTAGATGCAGTAATAATTGCATTTGTACTTCTTGCAGCTCTACCATTTTCTAATTCTATTCTAACATAATAAGTTCCTGATGCTAAAGTACAGTTTACTGAAAGTGTAGTAGCATTAGTTAAACTAACTGTATTAGAAGATGTAATAGCACCTGTGTCTGATTTAACAAATTGTACTATTGGTATTCCACTAAAATTTGTTCCTGTAATATTTATAGTTGTAGCTGTAGCTGGTGCAATCGTTTGAGATACATTCGCTACAGTTGGTACTGTAGGTTGAGGTACTTCTGCAAAAGATAAATTACCAGAACCATCTGTTTTTAAATAATAACCATTTGTTATAGAAGATGGAAGGGTTAAAGTATAACTTTGTGCAGCAGAATGTGGAGGTGCTTTTATTGCAACTCCATGTGAATTTTGTGAACAGTTTAAAGTAATTTTACCATCAGCAGAAGATCCATCTCCTTTAGCTGTAAGTGCTGTAGCTTGTATTGTTTTATCAGATATTGTGCTAGGTAAACGTGCATTGTTAAGTGTTCCTGATGTAATGTTTGCTGCATTGATAGCTGCAACATTAAATGTTCCATATGTTACTAGATCTAAAGTATCACCTGCTGTAGCACCAGAAGCAAGTACAACAGAGCTACCTGATGTTACTGTACAATCTGTACCATTAACTAATTTTACACCATTAAGATATACATCTATAAATGGAGAATCATAAGTTAAGTTATTAGAATTTAGATCATTTCCAGTAAAAGTTGTTTGTCCACCAGATGCTGTATATGTAAATCTTTCAGAAGTTCCATTAACACTAGAACCTGCAGCTGCCCAACCAGACGACTTGTAAACTTTTAATTCATTAGCAGTAGTGTCGAAATATAGGTCACCTACATCTAACGAACTCGTAGGTGCTGAGGATGCTATTCTGTATCTATTAGCAAATGTATTTACATCTGTAATGTTTGTTGCAGTTGTATTAATGTTTGTTGCATTGGATGCTACTGAGTTTACATTTGATATGTTTGTAGCAACTGTATTTACGTTAGTAATATTTGTAGCAACTGTAGAAACTTCTGTTGCTTTAGGTTGTAATCTGTGAAAATCGTAAGTGTTTAAAGTAGATGTTGCTTCTACAATAGCACCAAACCCAGCTGTTAAAACTGTAGTTCCTACATTATTAATTGTAACTGTATTTGACCCTTGACCATTAGATATAGTTACAGTTCCTGTAGATGGTGTTCTCGTGCTTCCAATAGCTTGAATACTAACTAAAACTCCAGCTCCTGGATTAGTTGCTGGAAAAGATGTTTCATTATCTATTGGTACAAATCCACCAACATCATCTATAAGATCTACTATTCTAGCATTGATTGCTCCTGTTGTTGCAATCTTTGTATCTCCTGATGACCAAGTATCACCTGATGATATTGTTTCTGTTGAATCTTGTCTAAAATATCTAGCATCAGAAGCTGATGTAGTAAATAATGTAGTATCACTAACTGAGTGACCAGAATGTTCTGAGTTTGTAACTAATACTGCATCTGCTATTTTAGCAGCAGTAACTGCATCATCTGCAATTTTTGCAGTTGTAACATTAGAATCTGCTATCTTAGCTGTAGTTACATTAGCATCTGTAATTTTAGAAGTAATAACAGCGTCAGCTGCAAGTTTAGCAGTTGCTACTGATCCATCTGGTAATGTAATTGTTTTACCAGATATATCTAATGTACTTGCTAATTTATCTGCAGTAATAGCTGCATTAGTTATTTTAGCTGTTGTAACTGCGTTTGATTTAAGATTACCAGAATCTATTACATCTAATGGTATTGAATTATTTGTTTGAGATAATGCTGCAAGATATATTACTAAAGTTTCACTTTGTAATGAACCTGAATCCCAAGTAACATTTACAGTTGTATTTGTTGAAAATGATGAGCTAGATATAGTTCCAACTATAGTTCCTGTTGAAGATCCAACAGCTTTAATTCTTCTATTAGCATGATAAACAGAAGTAACATTAGCTCCTGCTATTGTAAATGATGTAGCACTTGCATATGTAAATGTATGTGCACCATCACCATCACCATAAATTACCCATTGAGAGTCATTATAAAACTCTCTTATATCAGCAGTAATAGCTCTAAAGGCATTGTTAATATTTGAAGGTAACATACCTTCTGCAATACTAACTCCTCCTACTGAGCTGTTATTTGCTGCTGTTGAACTGTAATCTTTTATTCCTGCCATTTATTCTCCTATGCCATAAACCAAGCAAATGCTTTGTCGCTTTCTGTATTATGTTTATTAATTAATTCGTTCACACTTTGTTCTAATTGTCTTTGAAAAAATTCTTGTGATTCAAAAGAATATCTTACATTATCTATATCATTATTATCACTCATCGTATACCTGCTTTAGCTGCTATAAAATCAACCCCTTGTGCGTGTGTAAAGTTTGTTCCTGCTGGTATTTTAACATTAGCTCTAATGTATCTACCAGATTTTCTTACAGGATTCAATCCACTAGAGTTTTGACTAACAGATACAGATGCTGTTTCATCATCTGCTATTCTTTCTTTAGTCTTAACTGTTAATGTAGATATAGCATCTACAATAGGTCTTACTCCTGTTATATTAGCTCTTTGTCCAGGAAAAGGTTCTAATTCTGCTGTTTCTATTTCACATTCATTAGAATTACCTGAAAATATAGCTGCTTTAAAATTTTGATCTATAGCTCCTAAGAACATTTGACCACCATTCCAAAAGTCTGTATCTAATGCAGCATTAATATCTTCTAAGTTTTCAGATATAATATCCATTAACTCAACTGTAAAAGCTCCTACAAATTGTGGAAATATTACACTTGTTTGAGCTTCTGCTAATGACCATTTTTTAGTTGCATAGTTATATATAATAATTCTATCACATAAACCTGATGCACCTGTATTAGCTTTACTTGGATATGCCCACATAGCTAATTGATTAAATGGGTCTGTAGCTGCTTTAATTCTGTCTGTATATGCTTTATTAAGATCAAGATCAAAAAATCTATTTACTTTTTCTGCACCAATAGGTGATATATTATCACCACTTAGTTGATAGAATCCATCATCAGAATAAAAGAATACATTTCTATTATCTTGACATACTGTTTGTCCATATACTGCACCTCTGTTTGGTGATATAACTGATAGTCTAAATACTACTGATCCACCAACAAAGTCCATACGTATGATTTGATTTTGTCTAAATACATATCCTATCTCACCAGATGTTATATGTACTATCTGTCCACCAGAACCTGGTAAATCTTGAAAGTCTGCTTGTTTACCTTGCCAAGTAGCTATATCATTTATACCTGACCATTGTATTCTATTAGTATTATTACTATGGTTACCAGTAACAAAAAAATCTCGAATAACTCCTGATACTCTAAACACAGGTAGTGTTCCTGCAGTTACTATTGTACTAAGATTAGCAAAATTAGTAGATGTACCCATTAAATAATACTGTGGTGCATCAACTCCATTACTTGCAATTACATGATTACCAAATTGTGTAAAGGTAACAAAGTCTGTAGCTGTACCATTTAATCCTGATTTTCTAGATGTAAATGTACCAGAAGCTAACTGATATAAGTTTGTATCAGTTCCTACAAAGTTAAAAATATTGTTTGAGTTATCTCTAAATGATCCAGCACCTTTAGCATTTGTAACTGTTGTATTTGTACTATAATTTACAAGAGATGGAAATCTCTTATAAGTATTAAGTGCATGATATACATTAGTAGCTACATTAGCACCTGGTTTTAAATGTTCAGGTTGATCAGGTAGCCATTCTCCAAAAGGTACTTGCATTATCTGTTCCTATAAAATGATAAATCTGTTTGTACATCTGTTCTTTGTTGAACAGGTGCTCCTCCATATGAATCTTGTTTGTCGTTCTGCTCACATCTTTCTAATGCAGTTGAATACATCTGTAACCATTGTGATAGTTGTGTTTGATCAATTCCACCAAGAAAGTTAGCTGCATGATATAATGAACCATACAAGTAAATTGCTGGATGTTTATTTAAGATGTAATTTGATGTATTAGAATTACTAAGCTCTGATATAGCTTTATAGTATGATAACTTCCCAGTATAAGAAGTATCAGGAGCAGGACCGAATCTGAATTTTTCCACTTCATTGTCTGCCTCGATTGTATATGTTCTTGGTCTACCAGTTCTTGATCCACCTTTTATCTCAAACATATTATGTGGTGTGATATACTCTAATGGATATTTAACTGATGATTGTAGTACATAAAATGATCTTACAGCTAAAAAACCTGTAGGAGCATTTACTTGTTCAGCATTGATAGTAATATCATCTTGCTGTTCCATTTGTCTTATTCTTAATTTTGCATTGAAGTCAGCTTCAGTTAATTTAATAAAGTCATCTTGTATCTCTGTTGTAAGATCAGATCTATTTAAAAAATTAGCTATAGATGCTTTTAATTCTGTGTATGTTGATAATGCCATTATAAACTGCCTTCTGCTGTTCTGAAATATTTAAACTCATTAGAGTTTAATTTCATTCTCATTATTTTTCTTTGAATTTCTTTCGGTAAAGCAAACCAGTTGTTGCTTCCATTATATTCTTTTGCCCAGATCTGTAGTACTAATGGTGGTACACTAGCTACTCGTTTCATTCCTTTTTCAGAAGAAACCCATCCTTTGTCATGATTGTATAACTCTTTATTTCTTTTCAACAAAGGATTTACATCCTGTTGATTGTTAATAGTAAGTTTACCATCTGACTCTTGGATATACTTAGTCTTTATTCCACCATCGTATTCTACAGATCGAACTTTTCCCATTACTCTGTTAATTCAGTTACGTATAAATTTACAGATCCTATTACAGCAACTTTTTCACCTTCAGATACTTTAAAATATTCATATGATTTAGATTCTAAAAATATCTTAGAAGTTGTTGCTGTAGGATTTACTCCAAACTCAATATGACAATCAGCGTCTCCCATGACTCTAACATACTCTACGTTAGAACCAAATGCTGATGATTGAGCTGAAGATCCTGATGAAGTAACTTTTTGTGTAGTAACAGGTCTCATCGCAATGTGTGACATGCTACTCCTTATCTTCTAATTATGAAAGTTACGTTTAATTTAACTGCATTACTTGATGCTCCATCAGTGATCATTTCAATAGTTCCACCTTCAAGAACGTCATTAAGTGCAGTTGGTTCAGATGAATCAACGTCTCCAGCAGCAGATCCAGATTGTGTTACTGTGATTCCACCACCAGTTACAGCAGTTCCACCAATTTCAAAACTAATTCCACCATCGGCTGTGCCTATAGCACCTTGAAGTGCAGTTATGATTTTAATAATTTTTCCACCATCTGGTACTGGTACAAAAGTTGATGATGCTGTGCTGATGTCAGCAATAGCAGCATGTAAAAAGTAGTCGTTTAATGTTCTCATTTTATTCCTTTAATGTTCCGATCCTAACCTATCTCAGATCTTCATTGTTTAGAATCTGCTAGGGGAGCAGATTATAGGTTACTCCCCTAAACAGTTATATTTATTATGATGTTGTTAAGTCTGCAACCATACCAGAAGCAGCTTCATTTCTAGATTCAAGAGTAGCTTCTACAAGAAGTTGTCTTTTCTCTGAGTCACCAGTTTTTGCAAGTTCATGCATACTGAAGTCTCTTAAAAATGCTACAGCCCAGTAGTTCATATCTAACACATATGCATCTCTATCTCTAGAGAATCTGTTAGGAACAACTTGTAATTGACCAAAGTCAGATGCGTACACGTCTACTGAAGTGTATAATGTAGCGTCTGCACCAGCGTCAAATCTAGTACTGTTACCAGTAAAACCAGATATTTTTTGCTTGTTGAAAGGTCCAACCATAAGCATAGATGGATCTCCACCAGCATTCCATACTGATTTGATTACTGATTTAAGTTGTGCTTCTGTGAAAGCTCTTTGAGTTCCATCAGTTCTAGCAGTATTACCTGCACCACCTGATGCTGGAGAACCAGCTGCTGATAGATCGTCATTAGTTGCTACCCAAGCTCCTAGAGAACCAAGTTTTCTTGCTGTTGTTGCATTACCTGCAACTTCAGCTTGGTTACCAGTGATAGTAGCTTCCATGTCTCTTTTTAACTCTTTAGCTTTCTTAGCTATTTGGTATGCTAACTCAGATGCTCTACCTGCTTTGTCTACAGATTCTTGTGTTCCTGTAATTACGACAGTTTTGTCCATAATTTGAGAACTGTTAGAAAGTCTAGAAGTTGCAGTAACTGCATCTAAAGTTGCTTCGTCACCTTCAATAACAGCATTTGATGTTGATGCTGATGCAAGTGAGTCTGTTTGCCATTCGTGTAGAACTGCAGTAGCTTGTGTCTTAGCTGCTGAGCTGATGAATGGCGTGTCTGTTGGTGATATCGAATAGATAACGTCAGAAAGATCTTCTCTTTCACCTACACTATCATACGTATCAAACGTGTTTGTTGGTTGTGCCATTGTTTATTTCCTTTGTTGAGATTTAAGATTAATCATGTCAAGTATTGCAGAGGAAGCATCTTTGATGTCTCCTGACTTACGCAACTTGCCAATTTTATTTCTTATCTGCTCTCTACCAGAACTTGTTGATGACTTTGCAACACCAGATTTAACAACCTTTGGAGCATTAGCTACTTTCTTTTGAACGATAGGTCTTTTATCTTTCAAAGATTTATAACTCATTGCATCTTTTGCGACCATAAGAAATCTATGATCTGCAAGTGATCCAATTTCTTCATCATTAAATCCATAACTCTTTAAAGAATTACGCATATTAATTTTGAATTGATCTGCTTTTCCAGGATCGCTGTACTCTGGTATTTTTGTTGCTGCTAACTCTCGCTGTGTTTCAAGGAAGTCATTATACTGTTTTGCTTGTGCTTCTCTAGCTCTACCTTTCATATCCTGTATTCTGCCTTGTTGTTGTCTTAATTCAAAGTCCAACTTTGCAGCTTGTGTAGGATCTTCTTCGTAAAGTTTTTGAAGATCAGTACTTCCTTGTGTTTGTCTGACAGTTGCGTCAGCAGTTGCTATTAGTTCATTCAACTCGGATAGTTTCGCATCATAAGATTGACGCAAACCATTCTTCTGAACATCTAAGTCTTTTCTTTCCATGCTCAGTTGATGAGTTTTTTGTCTATAATCTGAGTCTCTAGAATATCCAGCTTTCAGTTCATCAAGGCTTACCTCAATCTCTTGACCATTAACTTTTAATTGGTGGAGATTAGGTTCTTGTGATTCTGTTTGTGTTTCTTCTGTTACCTCAGTATTTTCAGATGTCTCCTCTTGTGTAGTTGCTTCAGACTCTGCTTGACTACTATCGGTTTCCTGTATCTCAGGTTTAGACTCTGATGGTTCTGCTGTTTTAGTTTCAGTTTCTTGTTGATCTTTTGGATTCAATAATCCTGAAATTTTTTCAGCTGCACCTTCTATGTTTTGTGGCTCTGCCATATCGTTCCTTTCTTGTTGGTTGACGAATTTGAAGTTGCGTTAGCTTAACTTCTTTT